GCTTGGCAGCGGCGCCCAGGCGCTTTTCCTGCAGGGCGTCACGCAGTTCGGTCGCCGTCATGATCCAGGGGGACGACTTCTCGAAGCCGATGGTCGCCGGCACCGAGAGTTGCGTCATGTTCTGGAAGTTCGATGTCTGGTCTTGACCGTCGAACGACTGCGCGATGTACGGCTGTGGGCGCCAAAACACATCGCCAGTGCGCTCCATCGTGGCCGAATCAGCGGGCCGGTAAATGGAAACGTTCTTGCTGAGAATCAGCGCGTCGTTGAACCCTTCGAGCATGTCCTCGAAAGCGACGCGCTCCTCTTTGTTGAAGCTATTGGCCACGTATGGCTCCTATGCGTGATGAGTGAGACAGGTGCGGCAATGCCGCGCTTGCTTGACTCATCCGCTCAGGGCCGGATGGAGGCCTCTCTGCACTGCCCGTTGAGGTGGGCGAGACCTGGCGCGCTGACGTGGCGCCGGAACGTCAGCGATTACGCGCGCTGCTTCGCTCGTTGCTGCTGGCGGTAGGCGAAGACCTTGGACAGATCGCCCGTCTTCTCCGCGTCTTTGCGCAGCCGCTCCAGTTCGTTGTCCACTGCAGCCGCACCAGCGACAGAGGAGCGCACAACTCGGTCTGGCGCCGGGGCTTGCTTGCGTGGGGTGACCTTCAATTGCGCCTCCAGCTTGGCAACCGCGAAGGCGAACTTCACGGGGTTCTGAATCCCGGCCAGCTCCTTCGCCTTCTTGGGGTTCTTGCCCAGCGCATAGCGCAACAGGGCGGATGTCTTTGGGTCTTCCGGGCCATCCAAAACGATGGCCTGCTGAATGGGCGCAAACGTGTCCTCGAACGACAGTGATGCGTCGTCGTAGTCCTTGACCTTGAGCGTGGTCGCAGCCTTCTTCACGGCGTCGATGCGGCCTTGCCACTGGGCTTGCTGCTGCTCTTCGGCCTGCTGGCGCGTGCGCTGCTGTTCGTCGGCCTCGCGCTTGCGGGTGTGCCACGCCTCCAGATCGCGCTCGTACTCGGCGATCTCGTCGGCGTCGGCGAACTCCTTGAGCTTTGGCTTTTCGCCAACGGTCACCGCGGCCGACTGTCCGCTCGGCGCGCCCTTCAGCCGGGCGTTCTCGGCTTCAAGCTCGCGCTGCCGGCGCACCAGCTCACGGTTGCTCTTGCGCAGATCGCGAACCCACTCGGGGGCGCGCTTGTCGTCTTCCTCGGGCGTGGGCTCGTCACCCAGGGTGATGACGACCTCATCAGGCTCCGTGTCGCCCGACTCCTGCTCGCTGCCTGCGTCTTGCCCGCTCTCCGATTCCGTCTGTTCGTCGGCTTGATCCTCGGCACCCAACGATTGCTCGTCTTCGCCCTCGATCACGCTCACGTCGTCTTCGGTCTGCTCGGTGGGATCGCTCATGCCGAAATTGTCAAAGCCACGCAACGCCAGGGCAACGCTCGGACTGCGCGACTATCAGCGCCCCTTATCTCGGGATGCATCGGCTATAAATCGGCCTTATTGCATCGATGGTTTCGCGGTCTGCTGCGGCGGGTTCAGCATGCGTTGGAGCGCATCGGCGGACGCGATCTGCTGTTGGTTGTGCGATGCCATCGTCTCGGCCATCGTCTTCGCGGTCTGGGCTCGCTTGAGGTCGGCATCGGCGATGGTCTGCACGGTCTTTGCGCGGGCCTGGGCGGCGTTGGCGACGGCTTCCTCGGCCATGGCCATGAGCGCCTGTGACTGCGGATCCGGCTGCGCGTTGGCCTGCTCTTGCGCCAGTTCGGCCTGCTCTTCCTCGGTCGGCTTCACCACGCCCATGCGCACCAGCTTGCGGCGGAAGAACTCGCGCGCCTCGCTGATGCCCTCGCCTTCGAGGTTCATCATCACGAGCCCGTTGAGCACCTGCAGCGTCTCCGGGTCTTGGGTGATCGACATCATCCCGGTGAGCGCGCGCACCGTGGCGGCGCGGCGGCTGCTGCTGCTCGGGCCGACATCCACGTCGACTTCTAGGGCCGCCTTCGTAAGGTCGTTCTTCAGTGTGGTCTCGCCCGTCTCCCTGTCGTAGATGGGCTGGTTCATGATGACCTGCGAGGTCTGCCCCTTGGCGTCGATCACCTTCATGGGCCGCTCATCCTCGACCACGATGTCTCGCTTCATCGACAGCCACACCTCGCCTCCGCGCTTCACGGCCTTCGCGAAGTTGCTCATGTAGATGAACACCTGCATGTCCAGGCGCTGCTGGATCAGCTCCACGGCTTTACCGCTTTGATTCGGCTGCAGTTCCTCGCCGGCTTGCTGGTTGCCGAGCAGGTCTTGCAGCGCCTGCGTCGCCATCTGCGCGAGCGCGGCCATGGCGGGCGGGATGTTCGGGGCCTTGGTGTAGGCGGCCGGGGCGTTGCTGCCCGGGATCGGGTTGCCGGCCGTGTCCAGCAGGGCGTTAGCCAGCAGGTACGGATACTTCTTGATGTTGTCCTCGGCCCACATGGCCGCGTGGCCGGCGATCTGCTCGGGCGTGAGGATCGGTTTCTCGATGTCGAAGCGTGCAGCCATCTCGGCCAGCCACGACATCAGCATGTTCTCCAGGCGCTGGGCATCCTTGGCCAACCGCACATGGCCCATGCATCGCTCGACGCCATCCACGACCCAGCGTTTGCCGTATGTGACGATGATCGGTATGCACCGGCCCGGTATCGTCTCGCCGTCAGTGAGCATCTTCCCGCCGCTCATTACGTACTTGACGATCTTGCGGCGCCTGACCTTCTTCTCGCGCACCTTGCGGAAGCCGGTTGCCGTCAGCTCATCGAGCATGTCTGGATCGCCTTCCAGCTCGGACTCGGTGACGCGCATATCCTCGGCGTCCTCGTCCAGGCCCCGGAAGACGTGGATCGTCTCGGTCATCTCCTCGACGCGGTACAGCTCGCAGACCCACACGAGATCAGGCGTGCACCAGTCGAATTCGTGCTGGTGAATCGCCTTGGGCCAACTGGCCGGGTCGTCCCCGAACTCATCCTTGTAGGCCTTGATCGGATACGGCGTGAGCACATAGCAGCGCTTGGCGTCGGCCTTGTCCTGCCGCTTGGCGCCGAGGTCGAAGAACACGCAGGATTCGGCGTCGTAGATCGGCTCGATCATCACGCGCTGGTGCGTGTTCTCGTCGTCGTCTTCGTCTTCGTAGCAGGCCCGCAGGCGCCATGCCCCCATCCCACCGCTTGCCGCCTCCTCGAACGCGTTGTCGTATGCCTCGTCCGCTGTGCACGCCTTCTCGTCGGCGCGATACAGCCCATCGCAGGTGTCGGCCAGGTCGTCGTCCGGTGAGCCGTCCTTGGGCGTGAAATCGACGGTGACGCGGTTGTTCCGGTACTCGTTGACGACCCGGATAACCGCCAGATGGACGCGGTTGAACTCGAACCTCGGCTTGTTCTCGAACTGGTCCCCGAGTGGGCCTTCCCACTGCGCCCCCGCCAGGCTGTAGAAACGCCTATCTTGGAGTGATTGCAGGCGTTCGTCGCGGTAGGCGGTCTGAATGTCGTCGAACTCGGAGAGAGCCTCCTGGTGGATCTCGTGCAGGCGCTCTTGCTTGGACTGGCGGGCCATCTGTCATCCCCCGGTGTCGGGATCGGACGAGCTGCTGGCGGCTCGGGTCTACTCAGCGGGCCCGGCTGCGGGGCCGGGTCGTCTTAAGCTAATTATGTCGCGCGTCTCCGGTCTGCGCTGGGCTCGCACCGTCCCCCTTCACAGCACCGGCTCTGCGCCGATTCTCTGGGGTCGCATCACGTATGGCCGCGCGACACCCTGCAGTTTATCGGGCTGGTCGCATTAAGGCCACAGCGTGGTGTCGTAGAGCAAGCCGATGACGTTCGCGTCCATCTGCGTGTTGTTCTGGGTCACGATGGTGCCTCTAACCTGCGTTTCATTGCGCTCGGCCAGGGTGTTGAACGGCACCAAACCTCCGGCGATCTCGTGTCGATAGAGATTCGTACCAGCCACAAACAACGGAAAACGAACGGCTGCGGTGCGAAGTCCCGCCGCGTTGTGGTTGATGATCGTGAAGACGCCGGATTCCGTCCCGCCTGACGCCCGCACACCAATGACGAGCGAATGCAGGTCGAGATGGTGCCCAACAGGTACGGTGTACTTGGCCTGATTCAACAGGCCCTCGGTGCCGATGTATCCCCGTGTAGCCCCGCCGCCAGCGACTCGGATCGTGAGCGTGCCAACCCCACCGCCATTACTGCCCGCCGTCGCGACCCGTCCAGCATTGATGCGCAAATGCGTGCCGGTCAGCGCAACAGCGGTTAGACCGTTGAGCGTGACGGTCTGCGTCACCTCTGCATAGCTGGAGTTCAGCGTCGTCAACACCACCGTGCGAGCGCCCGCGCGCCCTGTTGCATCGCTTGCGCTGCTGCTGACGATCTCCCACGACTCTGCCGCTGTCGGGCGCGGGATGATTCCTTCTGCCGCCCCAGATGTCCTCGGGGATGCTGGCCGTATCAACGTCGGCGTTTGTGCCGCCAAAGATCACCCGGCGCACGCCTGGGATTGCGCCGCGCAGGGCTGCGGCCATGAACTCCGCAGATCCCCGAGGATGGCGTACTACAAAATCCATTCCGGAGACTCCGCGACTGCTCATACAACCCACGAGTCTAACGGCGGGAGAACGGGCTGACCATGGGGATCGGCTCAACAGGGGGCGGCGCCGGACGGTTCTGCAGCTTACGCATGCCCTCGTAGACGATGGCCATGAGCCCATAAGCGTCTGAGCTATGGCTGGACCAGTCGTGTTCCGGCCCGAGGCCGATGCCGCGCTCCTGGTCGCGCTTCTCGTGATACCAGCCCAGCGCCGCACGCCCGGCTCCAGTGGCGTCATCCACAGGATTGCCGGATGCGTCCGTGCTTGGGCCATTGTTGAACCACACGTATGGGCACACGCGGCGGGCCGCCTCAATCCTGGACTTGGCAGCGCCCTTGCCCTGGTTCGGCACCACTGTCACCTCGTAGTCGGCCTGCTTGAGCGCTGAGGCATACGACACGTCGAACACCTTGTCGTGGCTGTCACCATCATGCGGGAGCCACCATTGCGCCCGTCCTGGCGTGTAGCCACGGTCCCGACACCACTTCAGGTGGGTCGATGCAGGCTGTCCCACCGCCTCATAGTGATCGAGCACCCGTATTTCCCGGCCGATGAACTGAACCGCCCACGCCGCAAAGGCGTCGGCACGCGCACCAGTGCCGCCGATGTCCGCGATCAGTCGGATCACCATGAGCGGGTCAGGTACGAGGCGGCAGATGCGACCTTCCTGCTTCGCCTTGGTCAGGTGCAGCGCATAGTAGGCGCCCTCCACCACCGTGGCGTACTCGCCCTCCCAGATGTGCCCGTACTGGTCCGGCCGGTCTCTAAGGTCGCGCAGGCGTTCGCGCTCCAGTTTGGCAGGGAACCTGGGGTTGTCGCGCCAGTTGATTTCGACAACCTTCACGCGCGGGTCGGTCGAGTTGCGGAACCGCTTCTCCACCGGCGCGGTCTTGCGCTTCGAGTTCCAGGTCACCCACAACTCGGCGTTCCAGTCCTCGCCCTCTTCGCGCAAGGTCGGGATCAGGGTAGTCCACGCATCATCTGTGACCGGCTCGGCCTCATCCACCCAGCAAATGAGGATGCGGCCCTTGGACTTGATGCTGGCGATGTTCCGGTCCAGCCCGGCGAACGAGAACGAAATCAGCCCATCCCGGCTTCGGATGTACTTGTCGCCTACGTCGTAATACTCGGCCAGCCAGGGCTCGTCCTGGATCGCGCGCTTGCACTCTTCGAGCGACGAGTCTTCCAGGCTGTTCATGTACTGCCGGGCGCACAGTAGCTGCCCGCGCACACCAGCCGCGCCGTAGATGTAGCCACGCACGGCGATCATCTTCGCGAAGCTGCGCGTCTTCGCCGAACCGCGGCCACCATACGCGCCGCGCACGTCAGCCTCCCCGGCGAATACCGGAATCAGCTTCTTCGGCAGCTCAATCCGGCCGACCGTCACTTCGTCTCGCTCTCCATCGGCACCAGTTCAACCCGCGCCACCCTCACTGGGCCGCCGCCTTCGCCCACATGCTCGGTACGCGCGAGCTTTGGCGCGGCGAACTCAGCCAGCTTGGCCAGCAGATCCAAGGCCTTCGCGGGGTCCGGCTTGTTGTCGTCCGTCCCATCGCCTTCGGCCACCACCGTGAGCCAGCGCCCGACGTTCTCGGCGTTATCCTCCAGCACCCTCCTGACGGTCTCGCGGAACTCTCGGGTGACCTTGTTCGGCACGCCCTTCACGCGGCCCTTGCCGGCGTTCGGCGGCAGTCTCTTGGCAGCACCGTCCTGCACTTTGCTAGCCATCGCTAACCTCCGTCATCCTCGGCACCTCTGCTGCTCCATACACATGGTCGTAGCTGAGCGCCAAGCCCTTCGTGCGGGCGAATGCGATCAGCTTCTTGGCGGTGTCTGGTGGCATCGGCTGCCCTCGCTCGTAGTAGCTGATGTTCGCTTGACTGCATCCCAACTCTGTGGCCAGCACCTGCTGGGATACGCCGAGCCTTGAGCGGATGATCTGGATTGGTCTCACCTCGGCTCCTGCTCGTCGTAGTAGTCACCCCTTGCTGCCCAGATTGCGATGCCAGCCAGCAGCAAGGCACCAGTGATCAGTAGCGCAATCATCTCGTCTCCTTGATCCGCTTTGCCCATACCTTGACTGCCTCGTGCCACTGCGGCCACTGGTCGCCAAAGGTGCTCTTGAGCGCCTGGCGGTACTGCGGTGTCAGCTCTTTCGCTCTCTCGCTTTGCCAGTAGTCCTGCCCGTGGGCTAGTTGTCGGGCTTGGCACTGCTTGCAGCTCGCTCGGAACATGCTGTGCGCTGGCCGGTGTTCGGCGTGTTCGCATGCGTCACACATCTGTGGCCTCCTGCGCCCTTACGAACTCATCCTTGGGCACGTCGACGCTTTCCGCCATCACATGGCACGCGTACTCCCTGGGCTTTCCTCTCTCCTGGGCGTAGCGCCATGTGATTCGCGGGTCTCTGTCGTCCACGCCAAGCCAGTCGGCCACACCGTCACGCACCGATTTCGCGCCTGCTGCCAGGTTGTCGTCGTCCAGCTCTCGCGGGGCCACTCGGGTGATCGTGACGACCACAGGCCCCATGAGCCGCGGGAACACGTCCGCCTGCCGCAGGCCCGCCCACACCGTTGTGCGGTGCAGCTTGGCCCTTGCTGCGCGCTTGGCCCAGTGCTCGCGCTTGTTCGGCGTGCTCTCGATGCGCAGAGGCACCTCGATGTGGATTGCGCGGCTCATGCCCTGGCTACCACGATCACTGCCGCAAAGATCACGGCCAGCCCCAGTAGCAGCCCCGCGATGACCTGCACTGCCCGGCGCTCGTTGTCCCGGTCGATGTCCGGGTTTGTCCCGATCTGTGTATTACGCGATTCCACTTGCGTCTCCTCTATCTGTGTATTACATTAATACCCATGGACAGCGCAGTGCGGTCCAGCAACTGGGAGATGACGATGAGCACAACCTACCAAGCAGCAGCATCGAAGTTCGGCACGGTCAGCCACGAGGGCCGCACCCTGGCGTTGACGCAACAGGC